GCTAGAGGTAATGAGAATATTGGAAGACAAGCTATAACCAATATAAAAAATAGGCTTTTACCTGAAAGGGGCTTCACAAAAAATGAAGCTCCTTTTTTTGTATCTTTGTAAAAAGATTAATAGGTATGATAAATACAGTAAGAGCTACCGTCCTTTCTATCGCAAATAAAAATAATTACGGTTATATAACACCTAATGATTTTAACTTATATGCAAAGCAAGCACAATTAGATATTTTTGAAGATTATTTTTATCAATATAATTCACAGATAGTAAAACAAAATGCTAGAGTTTCAGGATCAGGGTACGCAGATATTTTAAAAGGAATAGAAGAAGTTGTTGATAGTTTTTCATCTACTAAATCTTTAGTGACAAATGGGCTAAATACCTACGAGATGCCTGAAGATTATTATTTAATGAATAAGATAAATTACTATCCATTGTTTATTACGCAAGGTGCAGTTACAGTAGTTTCTCTAAATAGAATAGTAGACCAAAATGCAGACTTTATAGCTGATGGTGTTCAGCCAGGAATGTTGGTTGTGAGTGTTACAAACCCTCTTGACCCTTCAGTAATTGTTACAGGTGATAGTGCTTTTGTTGTTAGTGTTGATAGTATAAATCAATTAACAATATCTTCAAATATAGGTATTGTTCAAGATCAAGGTTATGCTATTTTAAGTACATCAAGAATAACTGAAGTTGAAAGAGTTTCTCAAAACAAAATATTTTATTTGAATTCTTCACCTTTAACTCAACCGAATTCAACATTCCCAGCCTATGTTTTAGGTGGAGCAAATAGTACTGTTTATGGAAATACCATTACTGTATATCCAAATACCTTAACAACAGAAGGAACAATTATAGGTCAATATATAAGATACCCTAAAGATCCTAATTGGACATATTTTAATATTATTACAGGAGGAGAACCTAGTTTTGATGAAACAGCTCCTGATTATCAAGATTTTGAATTACCTGATTCTGACCAGACTAATTTAGTTAATAAAATTCTTCAGTACGCAGGAGTATCTATAAGAGAAACAGCATTAGCACAATTTGGAAAAATGGAAGAAAAAGAATCAGACCAACAAGAAGGATAAATTATGGCATATATAACAGAATATCAGTATTACGAAAATACAGGAAACCCAAACACATTAGATGAAAATTGGGGTTCATATCAATATGTATCATTAAATGACATTGTAAATAATTTCATTTTAATGTATGTTGGAAATGACAAGTTGATAAATAATGTTGAAAGATTTAATATTATATTTCATGCTAAAAGAGCTATTCAGGAGTTGAACTACGATTCAATGAAAGAAATTAAAATCTTAGAATTAGAAGTTTGTGATACATTAAGATATGTATTGCCACATGACTATGTAAATTGGGTAAGAATTTCTTTATACAAAAACGGAACATTACTACCACTAACTGAAAATATACAAACAAATTGGAGTGATGCGTATTTACAAGATAATAATTGTAGAATACTGTTTGACCATGAGGGTAAAATACTAAAACCATCTACTTCAACTGTAGACTTACAAAGAATTACAGGTGGTAAGAAAAGTATTTACTTAAACGAACAAAGTCAATACAATGGACAAGAGGGATATTTTTATAATGGCCTTTGGTATTTTGAGTATCCTGTAGGTGCAAGATATGGATTGAATACAGAAACAGCAAATGCAAATCCTACTTTTAAAATAAACAAAAAGTCAGGAGTAATAAACTTTAGTTCTGATATGGCAGGTGAGCTTTGTGTATTGGAATACGTATCAGATGGTATGGAAAATGGAGTTGACTCAGAGATAAGCGTTAATAAGCTTTTTGAAGAGTTTATTTATTCATATATGAAATTTGTTATTCTTTCAAGTAAATATGGAATACAAGAGTATATCATAAATAGAGCTAGAAAGGAAAAATCAGCCCTTCTAAGGAACGCAAAATTAAGATTGAGCAATATACATCCAGGGAGATTATTAATGAATCTAAGGGGACAAAACAAGTGGATAAAATAATATGGCTAAGATTCAAAAGAACTTTGTTGCAGGTAGAATGAATAAAAGCATTGATGAACGACTAGTTCCTCAAGGCGAGTACATAGATGCATTAAATGTAAGATTGGGTTCTACAGAAGGTACTGAAATAGGTGCTGTAGAAAACTCAAAAGGAAATGATTTAGTAGTTGAGTTAGAATTTTTAAATCAACCATTAAGTCTTAGCGCTAGATGTATTGGTGCTTATGAAGATGGTGCAAACGAAACCATTTATTGGTTTGTACACGACAAGGCAAATACTTTGTCATCCACAGGAAAAGTAGATTTGATAGTATCATATAATACTAGGACGTTTGTTTTATTTTATCATGTAATATCTACGTCTATATTAAATTTTGATGAAGATTATTTAGTTAATGGAGTTAATTTAATAGGTGATTTATTGTTTTTTACAGACAACATAAATCCTCCTAGAAAAATAAATGTAAATAGAACTTACTTAAGGCCAAACAACTTTACAACAGTTGATGAGATTACAGAGCAAGATATAGGGGTTATATTAGCCCCTCCATTAAGCCCTCCAACTTTAGATAGTTATCAATTAGGTGGTGGTGAAAATTACATGGAGCAACTTTTTTTAAGCTTTGCTTATAGGTGGCAATATGAAGATGGAGAGTATTCAGCTTTATCACCGTTTAGTCAAGTTGCTTTTACTCCAGGGCCGTTTGAAATAAATTATGACACCTATGATAATGATGGAATGCTTAATCAGTTTAATACTACCGATGTTACATTTAATACAGGTGGTAAAAATGTAAAAGATGTAGATGTAATATTTAAGTTTAGCACAAGTCAAACTGTCAATGTTATAGAAAGATTTAATAAAATTAACGAGGGATGGCAAGACAATAGCTTTCAAACATTGCCATTTACAAACAAAAAAATATTTACAACTTTACCTGAAGCTCAGTTGCTTAGGTTGTTTGATAACGTGCCTAAAAAGGCTCAGGCTCAAACAATTATGGGTAATAGATTAATGTATGGTAATTATGTTGATGGATACGATGTAGTTAACTCACAGGGTAAGGAAATATACTTAGATTACAACTTATCTTTAATATCAAAAGATCTTACTGCAGACGAAATTGACGGAACACTATCACCTGTTACATATACAATAGAAGGAAGTAGTGTTAATGTAAACAATGCAAAAACAACAATTGATTTTGGTGGTTTAGATTTAGTAGCAGGCTCACAGATAGGTGTTGATTTTTCTTACGAAAGCAATGCTTTTGGTGGAGATGCATCTTATGATGATGGAACACAACCTGAAAACTCATACGAAAGAACTTTTCTTTTTAATATACAGCAAGATTATCCAAGTGTTTTTGCATTAGCTACAAGCCCTGAGTTTGTAAATGCAGTTAGTGACTTTGTTGCTATAGCTGATTCAAGTTGTTTTAATGTCTGTCAGTCAAACTGTACATCAGGTAGCAGTCAAACTGACCTTTTTAATTGTGGTATACTTACTAAAAATGAATGGGAGTATGTAGGGTTTGGTATTACAGGGACACCACAAGGGATATTGATTGAAACATCACAAGGTAGTGACGAAATTTCTTTTACGTTTCCTGCTTTAAAATTTGAACAATACGACCAAACAGTAACCCCTCCTGCACCGCTAGGAGTTTTTGCTTATGAGTATTTATCATCTATTGATGCAACAGGTTTATACGCCAAAGACAGTTCAAAACAATCTTTACATAGTAATCGAGATTATGAAATAGGAATTGTATACATGGATGAGTATGGAAGAAGTACTACTGCTTTAGTTGATACAAACAATACAGTTTTTATACCATGTGATAAATCCATATCAAAAAATAATATTAGAGTTGAGTTAAACAACTACCCTCCATATTGGGCAACTAAGTATAAGTTCGTAATAAAAGAATCAAAAGGTTTATATAGAACTATTTACTCAAACATATTTTTTCAAGAAGAAGAAACAGGCTTGATATACTTTAAACTTGAAGGAGATAATAGAGATAAAGTAAAAGATAATGACACTTTGTTTGTTAAATCCGATACAAATGGTGCTGTATTAAATTGTGCATCAACAAAAGTTTTAGGATTTGGTGTAGAGGTAGATGATTTTCTTTGCGATAAAGATGCAGATGGAAATCTTATAGATGGAAGTCCTGCATGTGGACAATTAGGGGGAACGTATATGCAATTAAAACCAAATGGGTTTGCTGCAAATTATCCACCCAATGCTTTTATTGATAGAAAAGATGATTGTAGAGGAAGCTATTGTGTTACAGAGGTGGGTACATATATTGATAATCCTGATTTTGGTGACCCTGGTGAATTAGAGTATGCACCCTATGATGTGCCTGCAGGTAGTCTTATTAGGATTAAACTAAGAGCGCACAGAAACAGAAGAGGAAGTAAATGTGGTGGTCGTACATATGATTATGAAAAAAGATTTACAGCTTCTCAAGATTACAATAGTTTATATGCTTGGGCTATAGGAGACAATATAGATTTTACAAACGGTACAACAACAGGTTCAGATGATACTATTAATAGTGTTTCATTTGATGAAACAATGCAAACATTTCCTTTTCCGATGTTTAATATAGGACTTCCAGGAGGGGCAGGGCAAAACGTAGTATTTTTTGCAGAAGACCCAAATGATGGTAGACAAGTTATGGCTTGGAGAAACGGAACGCCTACTTGTTCTTCACCTGATAAAAGAAACTCTTTTGGTAACATTGCGGTTACAATAAATAGAGCTACTTCTTTAATGGTATTTGAAACAGAGCCTTTAGATGCAAATGATGAATTGTATTATGAAAACGAGCAAACATTTGATATTGTAAATGGATTTCATTTATCAGGTGATGCAGATGCTGACCAAAATCAAACATTAACAGACCCTGCTATTGTAGATTTAAGTTTCTTTAATTGCTTTACTTTTGGAAATGGTGTAGAAAGTAATACTGTTTTAGACGCCTTAATAAAACCTACGTTAAGTTTAGGTGATAAAGTAACCTCTGTATCTGAAGAACAATACAAGGAATCTAACAGATTTGGTGATGTAACTTATAGTGGAGTGTTTAATCAAGAAACAAACTTAAATAAGTTAAATCAATTTAATTTAGCGTTAGCTAATTTTAAAACACTTGAAACATCTTATGGGCCTATAAGAAGAATGCATTCAAGACAAACAGATATATTAATCTTACAGGAAGACAAAATATCTTCTTTACTTGTAGGAAAAAACTTACTATCTGATGCAGCTGCAGGAGGAGCTATTACTTCAGTACCTGAAGTTTTAGGAACACAGTTAGCTAGAGTAGAAGAGTATGGAATAAGTAACAACCCTGAAAGCTTTTCAGTTTATGGACAAGATGTCTTTTTTACTGATGCAAAAAGAAGTTCTGTTATTCAATTAAAGGGTGCAGGAACTAGAGGAGATACAGGTGGAAGACTAGGTGTTATATCTGAAGTTGGTATGAGGTCATGGTTTAGGGATTTGTTTGTTGATGCTTTTGAGACTCAAAAATTAGGTGGATTTGATCCATACATGAATGAGTTTGTATTAAGTTCTAACACAAGAAAAATACCTCAACCCCCAACTGAAAGAGAATGTGGATATACTTTGTTAATTAGTAATTCTACAGATATTTATAACTTAGAGGTTGATTTAGGTACAGTAATTGGAACGGTTAAATTTGATTACGAAACAAACAACCCATTAAATATTTCGGTAGAATTAGATGGTGTGATTGTAGTTAGTCAAACTGTAACAGGAAATGGGTTTGTAACTTTTGACAAACTATCTAACTTTCCAACAAACGCAAGCGTTAAATTAACTCCTGGAGTTGACCCTGTTACATATGAAATAGATTTTAATTGTCCTGTTGCAGAAGAATTAACTGTAAAAGAGATTGTTATTAATTTTGCAGGAGATGCAGACCTTACAACCACATGTAGATATAGATGGGCTTTAGGAACTGATGTAAGTCCATATAGCACAAATCAGGTAACACTTGATGATGATGCTGTTAGCTTATTTAATGAAACAACAGGAAGTTCATCAGTTGGTACACTACCTGCTTTAGGTTCTGTAGTGACAATGAAAAACAGACAAAATGCAGGACAAACATTTGAGTTTGTTCTAGGTCAAGATAAGTTTAAGTATTTAGTAAGTAATACAAATTATAACGAAGCTGACTTAGCAACATTGCTTCCATTATTAAATACAGCAAGTCCAACAACAGGTTCGTTCCCTGAATATCAAGCTAGCTTTACATATAGCAATCAAGCAAGTTACATATATCTAGTTTGGGATTTAAGAGAGCCAACGCCATTGCAGTTTTGCTATGATGTGGCAAGCCCAACAGAAGCATGTTGTGAATGTGATGAACCACCAACACCTTAAAATTAAATTATGCCAAGTATAGTAAATAAATTTATAGACTCATCAAGTTTTGCAACTGCAACTAGAGTATACGATGATATACACTTAACAACTGTATCACCAGATGGATATTATCAATATAATAATGAATATAGAAATCAAGTAAATGGACTTTTAGGGCCACTTACAATATGTGAAGAATGCGGTATACCATGTGGTGGAACTTTAAATCCTCCAGGAGGAAACGAGGGTATATATCAATTAGAGATTACAGCAGGAAGTACATCAGTCGATACAGGAGCTATATCTATTTATTTTGATCCTAAAAGTTATCCTGACGGAATAAGAGTTTTATACGATGGTGTTTATTATAATAGGCTGTCAAGTCCAAATGACGGTAACTTACAATCAACAAGTGGTGTTGCAGATGCCTTTACTATATTAGGAGACCCCAATGACAATTGTGTTCCTTCAACGCCAAGCACACTTAATTATGATTTCAAAAATGGTTATGATTCAAATGGTTGGTTAGCTGGTACTCCATCACCACAAAGTATTACTATAAATACAGGAGACGATATTAGGTTTGGTGAAAATCAAAATAATTTATTAATAGTTCCAAAACCAAATGCATTACCAGCGCTTGTAACAATACAGGTTTTAGGCCCTTGTAGTGGAACAGCTTGGGATATAGCTGTTCAATGTCCTGCGGCTTTACCTTCATTTCAAGCAAAAGCAATAGCTGCAGGTAATATTTGTCAGGCTACAGATACCACCTTATATTTTGGTAGATTTTTAAATGCAGGAAATGCTTTCCCTATATTAAATAACCCTGTGTTTTTAGACCACGATGGAGTAAATAGAGTTGCAGACCAAAACTATATAATGGATAATAATCAAGTAATCACAGTAACAAATGGGGTTGTGAGCAGTATACAAAACTGCGTAGGCCCTTAAAAAAAAGATATATGGCAGCAGAACTTAATTATACTTTAACATTTAGTGAGTCAGTAAAAGGATGGCCTTCTTTTTACAGTTATATGCCTGATTTTATTTTAGGAATGAATCAGTATTTATATACTTTTAAAGGAGGTAGTTTATACAGACATAATACTAATGAAATTAGAAATAGGTATTACGGAATAGACTATGATTCTACAATTACAGGTGTATTTAATCAAGAACCTACAACTGTTAAGGTGTTTAAAACCATTGAGCTTGAAAGTGATGATTCTTGGGATTGTTCTTTAGCAACAGACTTAGGAAGTGGATTTATGGATGAGACTTATTTTGAGCAGAAAGAAGGAGCTTGGTTTGCTTTTGTAAGAAGAATTGGTGGTAGTCAAGATTTTGCTCAAAGATCAACACAGGGTATTGGTGGATTTGCTTCATCAACAGGTGCTTCACCAGGTTTAATCCAAATAGAGTTTAATATTTCAATAAGTAATATTATTAATTATGGAGACTCTGTGTTTTATAGAGAACCACTAGGTGGTATAATTAAAAAAATTGGCCCAATAACAGGTATTAGTACTGATAGAAAAACAATTGAAGTTGATGCAGTTGACCTTGAACCAATCGGACAGACAGTTCCTTTAGGGTCATACATATTTACAACTAAAGATAGTGTTGCCGAGTCTTATGGAGCAACAGGATACTTTATGGAGTTTAAATTGACAAACAATAGTAAGACAGCTGTTGAATTATTTACTGTAGATTCAGATGTCTTTAAAAGTTTTCCTTAGATTTTGTATCTTTGCGTTAATGAAATTCAATATTAGAAAATTAAATTCTTTAGACTACGATTCTATTTTAGTTAAATGGTGGAAAGATTGGAGATGGACAGCACCTCCAAAAGATTTTTTACCTGAGAATGGTGAAGGTGGGTTTATTGTATATGACAATGATATACCTGTATGTGCAGGATACATATACATGACTAACTCTAAGGTAGGTTGGTGTGATTGGATAATATCCAATTTTGAATATAAAAACAAGAAGAAAAGAAAAGAAGCTTTAATTGAGCTTGTAAAAATATTAACGCATACTTTAAAACTGTCAGACTGTACATACGCATATGCTTTAATAAAGTCTGATTCTTTAATAGAACATTATAAAGATAATGGATATATTGAAGGTGACAGTTATAATAAAGAAATGATAAAACGATTATAATATGGCGGCATTTACAACAATAGCAGCAGCAACAGTAGCGGTAGGTGGTAGTGCTGCAAAAGGCTTTCTTGCAAAAGATGCAGCTGCGGATGCAGCAAGAGCAGCTGGTAGATTTAGAATACAACAAGAAGAATTAGAAAAACAATCTGTCGCAAGATTAGAGGCTAATTTTTATGATGCTGTTAGAGCTACAACTGATGTTTACGACAAACAACTACAATTAGCAAATCAACAAGGTTCTCAAATATTAGAGGCTGCTCAAGAAGGAGACCAAAGAGGTATTTCTGCAACTGCAGGTAAAGTAAAGCAAGCTCAAGATGCTACTTCAGGTGCTATTGCTGACAAATATGCTCAACAAAAACTAGATATAGACATGAAACGTGCTGAGGCTTCTGAAAAAGATGCTTCAGAAATAGCAGGTTTATTTGATGATAGAGCAGCGGCAGCAGGAGTAAAAGCAGATGCTTTAACCCAACAAGCAGACGAATTATCAGGACAAGCTACAGGAGCATTTATAGATGCAGGAGTAAGTGCCTTAAGTGCAGGAGTTACTGCATTTGGAGGCTTAGGAGGTGGCGCAAAGAAAGTGGGTAAAGCAGCAGACGCACTATCTAAATCAACAGGAATAGACAGGGCAGATGCTTTAAAACAAATTGAAGCTCTTGGATTGGATAGAAAAGGGTTAAATAAGATAATTAAAGATGGAGCATTACCTAGTGTAAACACAACTACTACTACTACTAATGATGTTGTAGATACCAAAAGTACTAGACATTATGATACCTTTGAAGACGCTGACTCACCTGCAGGTGTAAAAACACTTTCAATAGGGGGAGGAAAATTTGACCTCGATGCGTTAATGAATAGTCCTGAAATTCAGGAAATGATGAGAAAAAAGAAGGAGGAAGAGGAAGGTGCTGTTAGCGATTTTATGAAAATAGTTAATGGATTTGGAACGCAAGGAAGATTTTCGGATATGATGAGTAGTATATTTAATCCTGAAAAAGCACCACGATAAAAATTAAGATATGGGTAACGCATTAGACGCAGCAAAGTTTTCGATAGAACAAGGCAATACAGGGGTAGGTACTAAAAAGACACTACTAGCAGGTATTGATAGAGGAATGAAAGGTGTTAAAGAATGGAAAGAAAACATCGACAAACAACGTCTTGAATTAAAAACAAACACAGCTGAAAAATATAGAGAGGCTGAGTTAAAGACAATGGAAAATCTTCCTAGTGATAAAACTAGTAGAGATTTAGCAATAAAAGCATTATCAAATTACAAAGACCGATTATATGGAAACATGGGGTTGGTTCAAGCAGGAATGGTAAAGCCTGAAGATAATTTAATATTTCAAGAAAACGGAAAACAATCTTTTGATATACTTGCGCAGCAAATAAATGGATACGCTAAAGAAAAAGAAAACTATCTAAAAAGACTTAAGGGATACTACGAAGTTGATGAAGAAGGAAAAAAGAAATTAGACAACAATGGAAATCCAATTTTTGTTAACCCAACTTCAGGTGGTGTAGACCAATCACTTCAAGATTTACACGATAGAATGGGTAATCCTGATTTTACTGAAATGACATTTGGAGAAAATGGAATGGGTAGAATAACTTTTTTCAAAACAAAAATTGACGAAAGAACTAAAACTAGGGTTTTAGATTTAGATGCTGATGGAAAACCTCAGCCTTATGATGGTGTTAAGGATATGAGCGTTTTA